TTCTGGGCAAAGACACATGGGCTGATGTGAAAAAAGCAGGCAGTGACCTATGGGCGGGCTTCACAAAGGGTATCACAGAGTTCTTTGATGACCCTGGCGCATGGATTAAAACCCATATTGTTGACCCGTTTGTAGACTGGTTCAAGAACCTATTCGGTATTCACTCTCCTTCTACGGTTATGGCTGAAATCGGTGGTTTCATTATTCAAGGCTTGTTGAAAGGTATTCTTGAGCCGTTCAAGGCTATCGGAACTTGGATAAAAGATAACATCCTTGACCCCTTGGTGGAAGCATTTGATGAAAGCCCCGTTGCAAAGTTTGCCGTTGGTGTAAAAAACCAGGCAAGTACCTGGTGGTCTAATGTCAAGACCTGGTGGTCTGGCAAGGTTGGAGAGGTTCAGTCTTTTACCACAAGCGTGGCAAATCACGCTGTTACATGGTGGTCTAATGTAAAGACATGGTGGTCTGGCAAGGTTGGAGCCGTAAAGGAGTTCACCACCAGCGTTACCAACCAGGCTTCTACTTGGTGGAGTAATGTGAAAACATGGTGGAGCGGAAAAGTGGGTGCTGTGCAGCAGTTCACTACGTCCGTGAAAAACGAAGCGTCTACCTGGTGGTCGAATGTCAAATCCTGGTGGAGTGGGCAGGTTGGCGCTGTGCAGCAGTTTACCACAAGTGTGAAAGACCAGGCAAGTACCTGGTGGAGTAACACGAAAACCTATTGGTCAGGTAAGGTAGGCGCAGTACAAGAGTTCACAACCTCCGTCAAGAATGAAGCTGCTACATGGTGGAGCAACGTCAAGACCTGGTGGTCTGGCAAGGTTGGAGCGGTAGCCAGTTTTACGGTTGGTGTAAAGAATGAAGCGTCTACCTGGTGGTCGAATGTCAAATCTTGGTGGTCTGAAAAGGTAGGAAGTCTTTGGACTTCTCTACAAATCAAACTTCCCAGAGTGGTTGTCGATTGGCACAAAGACCCTATATTCGGAAAGGTTGACCTGCCCAGTTTCAGTATCGAATGGAACGCAAAGGGCGGTATTCTGGACGGCGCACAACTATTTGGCATGATGGGTGGAAATTTTCTTGGTGGCGGCGAAGCAGGTAAGGAAGCGGTGCTTCCTCTGGAAAGCCATACGGAATGGATGGACACTTTGGCTGAAAAGGTGCGTAACGGTCTGCCCGAAGAAGATAGCGGCGGCATGGAATATGCTGGGTTCAAGCGGGCGCTTGGAGAGTTCTATGTTGACTACGTGCAAGGAACTATGTCCCAGATGGCTTCCGACATGAACCGTCAAGCCAACAAGCAGGAGCAGACCCATGTACAAATTGGAAACCGGGTTATCACCGATGCGGTAAAAACTCAAAAGGATGCAAACGGTTATAGCTTTACTACGTAAGGAGGGGTATTAAATGGCATATTTAGCGATAAACGGCTACGAACTACCTTCTCCGAAGCGTGGTGTTGAGCCGATTGTGACCACCATTGTTGACGCTGGGCGTGATGCAAACGGCACAGTGGTTGGTCAGCGTATTGGTCGTGACCAGTACAAAATCAATAACCTTGAATGGCCTTGGCTGACTGCTGCGGAGTGGAGCAGGATATTAAGTATCCTTAACCATTTCTTTGTGTATGTTACGTTTCCAGACCCGGTGACAAATAATTTTATCACTATCAAAATGTATTGCGGTGACCGTACCGCTGAACCCTACTACGTGGATGACAGCGGCAAGCCAACGCATTATCGCAACTGTCGTGTAAATCTGATTGACGTAGGAGAGTGATGATATGCAAAAAGTATCTGCCGCATACAGGGAAAGCATGAAGTCCTCTCTGCGGGAGAGAGCATACATAATGCTGTCTTTCGGATTGGTCAACCAGGAAGCGCAGGCAAAAGCCCGTATTGAAAATGGTAACTTTACTCGCTACTCCAATGTGAATAACCTGTTCGGGAAGAAAACAGAGGACACTATTTACGCAACGCTTGAAGAAAACTTCACGAAGGTAGATGGTTCCATGTTCTATCTCCCACGGGGAACTTCCGTTGGAGGGTATTACGATACTGGACTTGTGGGCAACCCGCTTGTGTCGGATGGGCAGTTTTCCCTAACCATTAACCTAAATATTCTGCCAACGGATTTCCGTGGTATCACAATCAACTTTGGTGAGAACTACCCTGTGAGTTTTGACATTACCAGTGACCAGGGACAAGTGGTACAGTTTCGGAACAACGATAAGGCAGAGTTCACCACGGAGGAAGTTTTTGAAAACACCTCTAAATTGGCCATTACCGTTTATCAGATGAAAAACCTGCATAGCAGGTTACGGATATACTCTATTCGATTTGGTTACGGTCTGGTTTATTACAATGACTCCGTTATGGCTTCCAGTTTGGAAAGCTATGTGTCCCCGATTGGTGCGGATATTCCCCAGATTGACTTCACCGTCACACTGAAAAACTACGACAAATACTTTAACGTAGATAACCCCAGTTCTGCTATCAACTTCCTTGAAACGGGACAGGAAATGGATATTTACTACGGGTATCAGTTGCCAGACGGCGGTGAAATTGAATGGGTACGTGGAAATCATCTTCTGTGTTCTGAATGGGAGAGTGATGACTATACCGCAACCATCCGCTGCCAGGACGTATTCAGAAGCATGGACACGGAGTATTACAAGGGAATGTATAACCCGGCTGGGAAAAGCTACTTTGACCTTGCCGTGGAAATCATGCAGGCAGCAGGCCAGACAGAATATTACATTGACCCCCGATTGAAGAACCTGTATACGAAGAACCCCATCCCCCGTGTGCGCTGCAAGGAAGCATTGCAGATTATCGCTAACGCCTGCCGCTGCGTACTTACCCAGTCCCGGACGGGTATCATTCAGATTAAGTCCAACTTCAACCCTGTGGCTTCTATCAGTTCTAACGGCGAAGCGCCATATTCTACGGTTGGCAATGTGATGACGGATGATACAAAGGACGAGTACGCTACGCTGGCAACCGGGTACGCTGTTGTGGATGGCGGGATGTATTTTCTTCCCCGAAATATAGCTGGCAAGAAACTGAACACAGGTTTTGTGTCCAGTGGGCAGTCCGGGGCTGACGGCAAGTTTGCGGTCAATCCCATGCTGACAGTCACACAGGAAGCAATCTGTATGTACTACGGTATCAAGCTGAAATTCGGTCAAGCCCTTCCTTCTGGTATTGTGGTGAGAACCTACAACACTGGAAATCTGGTAGAGGAATATGAGGTTGAAGAAGCAATCAAACAAGATATGGTTATTCTCCACACCTTTGACGATTTCGACACCATGACCATTGAGTTCACGGGAACCGCTGAACCGTACAATCGAATTGTAGTGAACTACTTTGCTTTTGGTGATGTGACGAACTTCACCATGACAAAGGGCGATATGACTTCTTCCCCCAAAGCAATCAAGCAAGAAGTGGTAAAAGAGGTCATCGTTCCTTGTTACAGTTATCAGACCGGGAATGGAGAAGAAAGCCTTATTAGTGAGGAAGTTACCGTTGAAGCAGGTGAGGAAATGACGTTCTTTATGGGCGCTGCATCCTACGGATACCGGGCAACTTTGAACGAAGTAGCAAGCAATGTGACCATCGTTGCCCAGGGCAACTTCTACGTAACGGCGAAGTTCACCGTGGCTGGTACATTCCAATTTGAAGTATGGGGTCACCGATACAAAATTGTAGAGCGGTACGCAACCGTCAAGCTACGGGAACGTGGTAAAACCGTCAAATGGGAAAATCCCCTTATCTCTGACACGGCAATGGCAAAAGACCTGGCTGACTGGATTGCAGATTATTATGCAGGCGGCATTGAGTACGAATATACCACCCGTGGCAACCCAGAGATTGACGTAAACGATATTGTGTACCAGGAAAATGAGTTCCGTGAAAATATGAAGGTGACAATTTACCGGGAAACGCTCAACTTCAACCAGTCTTTTTCTGGAAAAATAACTGCCCGGAGAGTGGAGGGATAGTATGTGGCAGACACCCAAAACAAATTGGTATGGCGGTGTGGACGCAAACGGTCACTATGAAGGTGACAGGTTTAACGCTTCTGATTTCAACCGTATCAAGAACAACCTGCAACACTTGCGGGATATGGCAATTAACCTGTACAAGGCATTTTCCATTGTTTCACTGGGTAATGACCGTACTCCCGCTGATTACTTCTATGCTGATGAAATCAATCAACTGGAAGCAAACCTTAACACCATCAATTCCAATACGCTAAAGCGGTCTTATGGGGACACCCCAGTTTATATAGAGAATGGCAACACCATGAATTATGCCGAACTCAATAGGCTTGAAGGGGCTATCTTAGACCTGTATGACAGGCTGACCAATGAAGCGTATGGAAGGAGGATGTTTACATGGAACTTTGGAATGAAAGGAGGGGGCTTATAAATGGCATGGGAACTTTTGCCCGTTGATTATACGGATGCTATTTGGTCTGGCTTGAAGCGATACACCGAAATCAGCAATGATGACGGCACTGTGTCCTTCCAGGATGTTACCCAGTACAGTAACCGGGAAAAATCCTTCTTTGGAGCGTTGCAGGCTAACCGTATGAACGAAGCGCTGAACACCATCATGTCCATGGTGGAAAACGGTACTGACCTTTATACAGCTTTCCAGAACTATTTTACCGCACAAAAAGCAGCGTTTAAGGGGGCTGCGGATACTACCAACGCAGATTTCACTTCCTATGTGAATGGTCTTAAAACCGAAGGTGACCAGACTATCCAGACTATCAAAACGGATTACCGTTCTGAAATGGACACCTTTGAGGACACGCAGGAGAAGGTATTCACCACATGGTTTGACCTTATCAAGGGTCAGCTTTCTGGGGATGTTGCTGGGAACCTGCAAAACCAGATTACGGCTCAAGGTGAACGGCTGGCACTGATTGAAGGTATGTGCCTTACGAACAACTTCATGGCTCCGATTGCTACGGATGACGAAACCCTTACTGTTATCACTGATGACTTGGGTAATGCTATTCTGGCAGATTGGAAATATAAGGAGGAATAAGAAATGTCTACGCTCAATATTGAGAACGCAAAGAAATTCGGGGATTTGACTGCAATCACAGAAGCCCCGGACACGGCTATGCTGCTTATCCACGATGGTAGCGGCGTAAAGAAAATCTCTGCTGCGAACCTCAAGGCTGATTTGGCTACGCTCATTGCTGCCAATAAAGTCATCCTTGACAAAGTAACGGCAACGGGTGCTGGTGCACATAACTCTATTTACCGGGGCAAAAACCTTGGTACGGAAGTTACTGCCGCCCAGTATGCAGCGATTGCTGACGGCTCCTTTGATGATATGTACATCGGTGACTACTGGGTCATGGGTGGTGTTACATATCGCATTGCGGCTTTTGACTACTATCTCCGTGCTGGTGACACTGACCTTACCACTCACCACGTAACCGTTGTCCCGGATAACAGCTTGTATACCCATATGATGAATGACACCAATATCACTACGGGCGGTTACTACGGCTCCAAAATGTACACCAGCGGATTGACCCAGGCAAAGACCACAATCAATACGGCCTTTAGCGCTGCCCACATTTTGACTCACCGTCAGTATCTATGCAACGCTGTTGCAAGCGGCAGACCTTCTGGCGGCTCCTGGTATAATAGCACGGTTGAATTGATGACCGAACAGAATGTATACGGTGGAAAGGTTTTCGGTGCTGGAAATGATGGTTCCAGTGTTCCCGCTCTGTACACCATTGACAAAAGCCAGTATCCCCTGTTTGCGTTCCGTCCCGATATGATTTCCAACCGTGATACCTTCTGGCTGAGGGACGTGGTTACCGCTGCCGGTTTCGCTTATGTCGACTACCGCGGCATTGCGTCCTGCCGCTACGCTTCTGACGCTCTTGGTGTGCGTCCCGCTTTCTCTATTAAATCCTAATCTGAAATCCACACCCCCTTGTGGGGTGTGGTAAGGGAGAATGAAATGTCTGTATTGAAAAGCAAACGTAAAGCGTCCCAGTTTGAAGTCTTTCATCATCTGTACAAAGTAAGGCGTGACATTACCGAACTTCTGCTGCGTGATTTCGGCTACACCTACGAAAAGGCTGAAAAGCGTCTTGCAAAGCGGTTTAACGGCAGGAGTTACACGGAACTGACCGAAGCAGAGCAGTTACAATATGATAGCTTGAAGAAACGGTGGGAAGCCTTTGATGATTGGTTCATATATGACGAACGGCAGGTCATCGTGGATTGTCTGCGGGAAATCACAAAAGAGGTTTTCCTTGCAAACAGTATTTACCCTACCTGCCAGGAAGAATTGAACCACCGCAGGCTACACCAGGATGAAGCTATTGGTCAGTGTTATCGGCTGACGCAGGAATTGCAGTATGCCATTGAAACCCTACCTGTTGACGTGAATACCTATTTGCAGTTTGGTGAAGCGATACAGACCGAAATCAACCTTATCAAGGGTTGGAGAAAAGCAGACAACAAATTCAAAGGGGCAATCTCTACATCCGCTGCCAATTTCGCTAATGTCAACAACAACGGCAATGCGAACTACAACAACGCTTCTAACGCTAATGGTGTGCGTCCCGATTTCAATTCCGCAGTTAAATAGGCACTTGACCGTTCTGCGGGTAGAGAAAGGAGAGATTGTCCCTCCGTATGGTAAATACAAAACACGACATGACCAATTACGATTGCAGTCATTATCAGCGTGAAATATTTGATGGAAATGCACTCTATGAGAGTTTTATAAGAGCCAAACAAGGGAGTGATTGGAAACCGCAGGTGCAGAAGTTTGAAATGAATTACCTCTTGGAACTGGCTGATTTACAAAAGCAGCTTCAAGGTGGAAATTACACATTTCTGCCGAATACGGAGTTCACCATTCATGAGAGGGGTAAGGTGAGGGTTATTACAGGTGAGCAGATAAGGGATAGGGTTGCAAAGCACTCTCTGTGTGATGAAGTTCTGACACCTTCCGTTCAGAAGTACCTTATCTACGATAATGGCGCAAGCCAGGTTGGTAAAGGTATAGATTTTTCCCGTAGACGGTTGCTGACTCACCTGCGGAAGTATTATCAACAGCACCATTCCAATGAGGGGTACATATTGCTTGTAGACTTTTCAAAATACTATGACAACATACAGCATGACCTGCTGATGAAGCAATTTGAAAAGTATGTATCCAATGCAAACGCCTTGAACTTTCTGCGACAGGTAATTGACCGCTCAAAGGTTGATGTATCGTACATGACGGATAAGGAATATGCCGGGTGTATGGATACGGTGTTTAACTCTTTGGAGTATGAAAAGATTGATAAAACCCTTCTCACAGGAAAGCGGTTCATGCCAAAGCACCTTAACATTGGTGACCAGGTTGCACAGGTGGCTGGAATTATCTATCCCATACCGATTGACAATTACGCCAAAATTGTGCGGGGTGTGAAGTTCTATGGGCGGTACATGGATGACAGCTATGCCATTCATGAGAGCAAGGAGTTACTTGAGGATTTGCTTCAAGGAATTATCGCCGTTGCAAAAGACCTTGGCATTACCGTGAACACTAAAAAGACCAGAATATGCAAACTATCCAGTATGTGGCGGTTCCTGCAAGTTCAGTATTCGCTGACCGAAACCGGGCGGGTTATCCAGAAGATAAATCCCAAAAGGTTGACCACCATGCGAAGAAAAATGAAGAAGCTGGTTCACATACTTACTGAAAAGGAGTTTGATGACTGGTTCAATTCGTGGATGTGCAACCACTACAAAATCATGAGCAAGCAGCAACGGGGAAACATGAATACCCTGTTCAACCAATTAAAGGAGGAATATCACAATGTACACAATCACACTGCATGATGGTACGAAGCTGAAAAACCTGGAATTGAACGGTAATAACTACATTGCCGAAGGGGTCATTGAGGACACCGTGTTCCAGGACAAGTTGGCTTCTGTGACTATCACCGATGGCAAGACCACTGAAACCTACACGGATATGGTGCTGGTCAGCAACCGTGTAGAGAATGGACATTCCTGGTTCATCCTTGGCGAGAAAACCGCCCAGGAAAAGGCTCTGGAACAGATTAACAGCCTGCTTGAGTCCAATGCAAATAGCATTACGGACGTACAGGTAGCACTGGCAGAGGTCTATGAAACGATTTTGGGAGGTAACTAATCATGGCTAAAATCTATGCTGCGCTTATTACGAAGGGTATCAAGACCCTTGAGGATGTTCCAACCCAGCTTAAAGAAGAAGTCAAAAAGCTGTTGGAGGGGTAATTATGTTGCTCCGTATATTTGGATTTACCCTGTGTATTTTGGGACGGAAGGAGGTGGACAAGATGGCAGTTATCTACGTTGCACTCATTATCAAGGGCAAGCGTACTTACGCAAGCGTTCCCGCTCTGGTCAAAAACCAGGTGAAGGAAATGCTGACTGACCTTGAACTGGAAGCCCTTATCACCGAATAAGGCACGGATACTGGAAAAGGGGTTAGGGTGAAGCTCCACCCCCTTCTTCAACTACTAATACGCAAAGGAGAAAGCACAATGCAGGTTGAAATTACCATTCTTCTTTCCTTTGTGTCGTTGTGTGTAGCTGGGGTGGTAGCAGTCACCAGTATTCGGAGGAATAAGGCTACGGATGACAAGAAGGAAGCGTCTGACATGACTACCCTTATCGTCAAGTTGGAGAATATCGGCAATGGTGTGAATGAAATCAAGTCCGATATGCGAAACATGAGAGAGGATATGCAGGACTTGAGGGACAGGCTCATTATTGTGGAGCAATCCGCAAAATCTGCCCATCATAGGCTGGACGCTCTTGAAGGCAAGGACAAATCTTCCAAAGAAACTTAACACTGCCGGGGCAAATGGTTCTGGCAAGTCCAATGGGGCTACGGGTGCATTGCACTCATAGCCCCTTTTATTTTTAGGAGGTAAATATCATGAATATCAACTGGAAAGTACGTATCAAGAACAAAAATTTCTGGATTGCTCTTATTCCCGCCGTTCTGCTGCTGGTGCAGGTTGTGGGTGCAGTGTTCGGCTACACTCTGGATTTGGGTGCCATGGGTGACAAGCTGCTGGCAGTAGTGAACTCCCTGTTCGCTGTGCTGGCTATTCTGGGCATTGTTACTGACCCGACTACCGCAGGCGTGGGTGACTCTGTACAGGCTATGACCTACGTAGAACCGAAGAAGAAGAAAGGAGAATAACCGTTATGGCTTATACGAATAGCCCGTTGGTGGCTTACACCAAAATCAGTCCGAACCGAACTGTGAACCGCAACCATGCGATTGACACCATCACCATCCATTGCGTGGTGGGTCAGTGCAGCGTGGAAACCCTGGGCAACGTATTTGCCCCTGCATCCCGGCAGGCCAGTTCCAACTACGGCGTGGGCGTGGATGGAAGAATTGGTATGTACTGTGAGGAAAAAGACCGTTCTTGGTGTAGTTCCTCTGCATCCAACGATAACCGGGCAATCACGATTGAGGTTGCCAGTGATACCACTCACCCTTATGCTGTCAAGGACGTTGTGTATAACGCTCTGATTGTACTGGTGGCTGACATTTGTAAGCGCAATGGTATTAAAAAGCTGTTGTGGAAAGCGGACAAGTCCCTTATTGGGCAGGTGGACAAGCAGAATATGACTGTTCATCGTTGGTTCGCCGCCAAAGCCTGCCCTGGTGAATACCTGTACAGCCGTCACGGTGATATTGCCGATAAAGTCAATGCTATTCTGGGGGCGCAGGAGCAGCCTGTACTGTCTGGCTTGCAGGCAATGGCTCTGAAAGGTATGTCCAATACGGACGCAATCAAGCAGGTTTCCCCGCTGTTCACGGCTGACCAGAAGAAGTCTGGTATTCTGGCTTCTGTTTCTCTGGCACAGTTTATCCTTGAGTCCGGGTACGGCACTTCTGAACTGGCACAAAACGCCAATAACTGTTTCGGCATGAAGAAGTCCCTGTCTGGGAATACCTGGGGTGGCTCTGCCTGGGATGGCAGTTCCGTCTACACGAAGGAAACAAAGGAGCAAAATGCGGACGGTACGTACACTACCATCAAGGCTGATTTCCGCAAGTACGCTTCCGTGGAGGACTCCATTGCAGACCACTCTGCTTATTTGCTGGGCGCAATGAACGGCAGCAAGAAGCGTTACGAAGGGCTTGCAGGGATGACCGACTATAAAGCAGCGGTGCAGCGTATTAAGGATGGAGGGTACGCTACGTCCCTGTCCTATGTGACCAACCTATGCAACGTCATTGAAAAGTGGAACCTCACCCAGTATGATGCAAGCACTTCCCCGGACACCCCGCAGGAGGGCGCTGGCGGCTCTTTCCCTGCCGTTCCGTTTACGGTGAGAGTTCTTATCAATGACCTCAACTATCGCTCTGCTGGCTCTATGAGCGGCGCTGTGAAGGGGCAGACGGGCAAGGGCGTGTTCACCATCGTGGAGGTTAAGAATGGCTGGGGCAAACTCAAATCCGGGGCAGGCTGGATTTACCTGCTTAACCCGGATTACTGTACCGTCAACGGCACGGTTGCTGCGCCTACTCCTACTCCTGCAAAGTCCGTAGAGGAAATTGCCAGAGAGGTTATTCAAGGGAAGTGGGGCAACGGCTCTGACCGAAAGAACCGCCTTGAAGCAGCCGGGTATAACTACAATGAGGTTCAGAGCAAGGTCAACTCTTTGCTGGCCTAAAACGCCGAACCCCACAAAAGCATAAGAAAACAACACACCGACAAGGCGATTAACCCTGTCGGTGTGTTGTGATTTGTCCAAACAGTTTTCCAATGAAAAAGGTGTTCGGATAATCCTTCAATGGTGGACCTGGAGGGATTCGAAC